CCGTGGATGCGAAAAGATAAGATTAGTAACCTTGACCTTGTTAAACAATACTATGGATATAGTAATGAAAAAGCAATGCAAGCGTTGAATATTTTATCAAAGCAACAACTCGAATTTATTAAACAACGACTTGACATTGGAGGAGTGGCGTGACTACTAGCACTATTGAACCACAAGTTAACTGGAAACCTGAGATGATGGTGGAGGTTATGCTTAACGAACCAGATGATTTCTTAAAAGTCCGTGAGACTTTAACAAGAATTGGAGTAGCATCTAGGAAAGAGAAGAAGTTATATCAATCTTGCCACATTCTTCATAAGCAAGGTAGATATTATATTACTCACTTCAAAGAATTATTTGCATTAGATGGCAAGCATGCCAACCTTACTGTTAACGATGTTCAGCGTCGGAACCGTATCGCTCGCTTGCTTTCTGATTGGGGATTGATATCTGTAGTTAATGCAGAGTCTATAGTAGATGTTGCACCTTTGAACCAAATTAAGGTATTGGCATACAAAGATAAGAACGATTGGATCCTGGAACAAAAATATAACATCGGTTCTAAGAAAAAAGTGGAGGCTTCTGAATAGATAGGTTATAATACTTTTATCTAATCATAAGATATGTCTCTACTTAATAATGGTATCAATGATCGTCTATACTACACTCTAGGTAAACGACCCGACAATGCTAGTAAGCATGATTTCTATATGGCACTTTGTTATGCTGTAAGAGATCAGATGATGTCATACTGGTTAAATAACCAACAGTCTAACGAAAAGGAAGTTGCTTATTTATCCGCAGAGTTTTTAATTGGACCTCAACTTAATAACAATCTTTTAAACCTAGGTCTTAAAAAGGATGCAGAAGAAGCACTAGCAGAGTATGATCAGTGCTTGGATAAGATCCTTGATTGTGCAGAGGAACCTGGACTAGGTAATGGTGGTTTAGGTCGTCTTGCAGCGTGTTATATGGAGTCCTTAGCGACTTTAAAGATACCTTCCACTGGATATGGTATTAGATATAAGTATGGTATTTTTAAACAGGTAGTTAGAGATAATCAACAAATAGAGATTACAGATAATTGGTTGCATGGAGATTGGCCTTGGGAATTATCTTATCCAGATGAATCTGTTCATGTTGGGTTTGGTGGTAGAGTAGAGAATTATGTATCAGATCATAATAACTATAGATGTCGTTGGGTTCCTGAAGAGCAGGTAGTTGCTGTACCCTATGATGTATTGCAGTTAGGATATAGAGTTAACAGTTGTAATAGGATTAGACTTTGGAGAGCAGATGCTACAGATGTATTTGACTTCTATGCATTTAATATTGGAGACTATCTTGGTTCAGTAGAACAGAGTGTGTCTTCTGAAACTATCTCCAAGGTATTGTATCCTAATGATGGTACAGATCAAGGTAAGAAACTTAGATTAAAACAACAATACTTCTTTGTAAGTGCTTCTCTTCAAGATATGTTTAATAGTCTTGATAGGAGAGGTATTCCTATTGAGAATTTTGCAGAGCATTATCAAGTACAATTAAATGATACTCATCCATCTGTTGCTGTTGCAGAGTTGATGAGACTTCTTGTAGATGTTAGACATTTAGAGTGGGAAGATGCATGGGAGATAACCCATGCTGCTATAGCATATACAAACCATACTCTTCTTCCAGAGGCATTAGAGAAGTGGGATCTTAGACTCTTTAAGTCTCTACTGCCACGTCATATGGAGATCATCTATGAGATTAATCGTAGGTTCCTTAATGCTGTTCGTATAAAGTATCCTGCTGATGAATCAATGTTAGCAAAGATGTCTATTATTGATGAGCATGGTAATAAGTCAGTTCGTATGGCACATCTTGCTACTGTTGGTTCTCATCATGTTAATGGTGTTGCAGCGTTACATTCTGATCTTATTAAGAAACAATTGATGCCAGAGTTTTATGATATGTGGCCCCATAAGTTTACTAATGTAACTAATGGTGTTACTCCACGTAGATGGTTGGCATCATGTAATCCAAATCTTGCAACTGTTCTAACTGAAGCAGTTGGTTCGGATTGGGTTACTAATATGGATTTATTAAACCAACTAGATGTTGATGATAAGAATCTTTTAGATAAGTTTGCAGAGACCAAGATAATTGGTAAACATCATCTTGCAACTTATATCTTTAACAATCTTGGAATCTGTGTAGATCCTAGTAGTATGTTTGATGTACACGTTAAACGTATACATGAATATAAGAGACAACATTTACTTGCATTGCAAGTAGTTGCTCAGTATCTTAGAATCAAAAACGGAAAGGACTTCGTTCCTCGCACAGTAATATTTGGGGGTAAAGCAGCACCTGGATATTATATGGCAAAATTAATCATTCAATTTATTAATCGCATTGCAGAAACAATCAATGCAGATCCAGATATGGATGGTAAGTTACGTGTAGTATTCTTACCAAACTATAGTGTTAAATTGGGTGAGAAGGTATATCCTGCTGCTGACTTATCAGAACAAATCTCTACTGCTGGTAAGGAAGCATCAGGTACAGGTAATATGAAGTTCCAAATGAATGGTGCTTTAACCATCGGTACTCTTGATGGTGCAAATGTAGAGATACTTGATCTTGTAGGCAAAGAGAACTTCTTCTTGTTTGGTAAAAATGAAGAAGAGATTAGTGATCTTTGGAGACATGGTTATAACCCACAAGATCATATGTGTCCAGAGTTATGGGAAGCAGTTAATCTCATACAAGGTGGACACTTTACTCATGGTGATAAAGACGTATTCAAACCATTAATGGATAATCTTTTAAATCATGATCCCTTCTGCGTCATGGCAGATTTTAATGATTACATTGCTGCTCAAGATCGTGTAAGTGATGCATGGAGGGACAAGGATAATTGGAATCGTATGGCGGTTATCAACACCGCAAGGTCTGGTTTCTTCTCTTCTGATAGATCTATTACGGATTACTGTACTAAAATTTGGGGTATTCCGAACTAGGATTTTAAGCATCTGTGTTTAAATAATAGTGTCGCCGAAAGGGACATCAAAACACAAACTCGCTTAATAAAGGAGCTAAGAACAATGGGCACACTAGCACGTTATCACGCAGCTAATCTTCCAGAACTATTCGAGAAGATTACACGGAACAGTATTGGTATGGATGATTATCTCAATCAATTTTGGGATAGTCCTACAACAAACTCTAATTATCCACCTTATAATCTAATTCAGGTGAATAATGTCGAATCGAGACTTGAAATCGCCCTTGCGGGGTTTAAGAAAAATGAAGTCAAAGTCTATACGGAGTTTGGAAAATTATATGTCGAAGGCATCAAGGAAGACAAGGAGACAGATGCAACGTTTGTCCATAAAGGATTGGCCAGCAGGTCTTTCACTAGGGTCTGGCAAATCACAGATGATACCGAAGTACGAGATGTACGATTCGGAGACGGATTATTGGTAGTTGAACTTGGTAAGGTAGTTCCAGAGCATCATGCTCGTAAAGACTTCCTATAAATATAATTGAATATCGTCGCCGTGTTATGGGGTGTACTGGCAAAATCCAGTTGACACCCCATTTTATTGGCTATATAATAATCACAAAGACATACTGCTATGATTAAATTAGGTGTCATAAAGACTGGAGAGCAAATAATTGCCAAGGTTGAAGAGATGATACTAGAAGATA